TCGGCGGTGGCTGCTTGGCGCGTGATCTTGGTGCTGGCCAGCGTGCGGGCTTCGCGCATCTGGGCCAGCTTGTTTTCTTCGAGCAGGATCGCGTCCACGCTGGTGCCCGAGTCGTCAAACACCTTCATGGCGGCAATTTTTTGCTCTTTAGCGGCGATGGCGTCGGCCAGGCGTGCATCAGTCAGCCGGGCCAGCGCTTCGCCGGTCAGGCCAATGGCCTCGATTTCAAACCGGGTGGCCTTGTTCTTTTCGGTCAGCGAGTCCAGCTCACCCATGCTGGAATTGATGGAGGCGTTGTAGAACTGCAGGCGATCACTTTCGACTTTTGCCTGTAGCTCCAGCACGGCACGACCTTGCGCGAGTTCGCGCGAGACAATTCGCTCTTTGGCTTGGGCCAGTGCGCCTTCAAGCGCGGCCACCTCTTTTTTGCTCTTGGACTTTTGTGCGGCAATGGCTAATTCGGCTTCGAGACTGCCCACGCCGGATGTCAGCACCTTCTTTTCAGCCTCTGCAACCTGGTTGATGTAGTCCAGTTGCGTGAGCAGCCCGCGCTTGTATTCGCTGCCCAGCTTGTCGACCGACTGTTTGACAAGCTGCTCTTGCAGGGACTGTGCTTTTTTCAGCGCCTCAACTTGCGCGTTGATGCCGTCGTTGAATTCGGCCACCTTGCTTGGGCCGGCTGATTCCTTGTATTTCTCGCGGATTTTGGAAAGCCGTTTGTCTAGCTCGATCTGTGTCATCGTCCCCGCTGCAATTTGTCTTTGGCCGGCGAGTTGATCGATCTGCAATTCTTTTTTTAACTTGTCCGCATTGGTTTCAAACTGAGCGCCACGGGCAATGAATTCAGCGTAATCTTTAGCGGTCGCGGCCTGTGCAGCTTCGGTTTTTGCCGTTTGATTTTTGACAGATTCGATTTTTGACAGAACCTCAAGCTCCTGCTTTTTTTGTTCAAGAAGCTTGGTTTGGTACTCAACCGCCTGCGTGCTGGGCAGGTTGCCAGCGCCAATCAGGGTTTCAATCCTGCCGATTTCCGAGCGCTTGGCGTCAATCCTGTCCTTGTCAGTCGGTGCGCGGCCCACACTCTTGGCGGCGTCCACGGCTTCGGAAATTGCACTCTTTACGGCCTTCCACGCGCCTTCGATATAACCAACGTTTTCCACGATTTGCCCAGCCCGGCTGGCGATGGTGTCCGAAAACGTCTTCTGTGCAAGGTCGGCGGCTTCTGTGGCGCGGCCCTGGTCTTCCAGCGCCTTGATTTGCTTGTAAACGGAAACCGTCAGGTAATTGATCTGCTCATTGAGCTTGACGCTGGCTTCTACCGGCGCTTTACCCAGCTCGGCAAACTGCTTGACGGTTTCGGACACGGCTGTGCCTGTGGCTTTTTCGAATTGCACGGCGGCTTGGGTAAATCGTTGCAGGTTGTCGGCCCCGACTTTGCCGCTGGCCGCAAACTCAGCGAGCGCCGCTGCCGCCGCGCCCTGTGTGCCGGTGACTTTGCTGATGGCCTGTGCGAAGCCCTGCAGCTGCCCGGCTGTCGCGCCGCTGGCGTTGCCTGACAGAATCAGCGCTTTGCTGAATTCCGTGGCTTCCTGCGAGCCTTTGAAATATGCCAAGCCCAATGCACCCGCCGCTGCCGCTGCTACGGTGAAGGGGTTGATCAGGCCAACCACGTAGCCGCCTAACGCCCTGGCCGCATTGCCAGCTCCGCCGAACATGTCCTTCAGTTGTCCACCCTGCTGCAGGAAAACAGTCAGCGGTGCTTGTCCGCCCTGCAAACTCACCACAATGTCGGTGAACTGTGCGGGCACGCCGCGCAGGGCGTTGGCCGTCTGCGCTGCGGAGATGCCGATTTTGTTGAGCGATCCGGATGCCGCCGCGCCCGCGTTGGCGGAAGCTGCCGAAAGCGCCAATTGCGCCTGCTCGGCTTTTTTAAGCTCGTCAATGTAGCCGCTGAACTTGCTCAGGTCCAAGCCCTTGTCATTGATTTTGAACTCAAGCTTTTCGCTGGCGGTCTTGCCCAGCAGGTTCAGGTCTTGCGTTGTCCGCTTGATGCTGTCGCGGATGCGGGACTCCGAGCGCGTGAAATTCTCTGCGCCCTTGGCCGCGCCGTCGCCGATCTTGTCAACCGCTGCCCCGGCCTTGCCAGCTGCGCCCGCGACATCGGTGGCCATGCGCTCGGCTTTGTCACCGATGCGGTCAAACCCGGCTTCGGCGTTTTCCGTGCTGACAACGACGGCGGCGGTAATGTTTAGATCGGCCATTCGGGTCCAATAGAAAAGCCGCCTCTGGGGCGGCTGTTAGTCTTTTTTGCGGTTCATGGCTTCAAGCGCCGCAAATTCCATCACCTGGATGTCCGACTCGTAGCGCTCAAAGTCCTCGGCACTCAAGCGCAGCCGGTCCAGCATCGCGTACATCACGGTGTAGTCCAGCCCGGTTGGGCCGACGCCGCCTACGCGCCACTGGGTTTGCAGTCGGTGAAACACCTCAAACGCGGGCCAGTTCTCCGGCCACACTTCGATGCACTGGTCATCGGAGCGAGCCGCGAGCGCCGCCAGGAACGCATTGGCTGGCTTGGCTTCTTCTCTTTCGTAGATTGCCGCGCCAGCCTGTCTCAGTTTCCCAGGCGGCCTTCGGTGCAGGCCAAGTTGTAGGCGGTCATCAGCGCCACAGCAGCGCCGGGCAGTTCGTCGGCGAGCTGCTGCAGGTTTTGGCGGTTCAGCTCTTGGTCTTCAACATCCCAGCCAGCGAGCGCCAAGGTCAGGTGGTCGGCGTTCTTGTCTTTCGTCTTGGCAAAGATGACTTCGAAATCCGGCTTTTCGTCGGCTTTGGGCGTGTCGCCTGCGTCAGCAAACACCTGATTCAGGAACTGGCCGAACTGCGTGCGGGTGCGGTAGTGAAACGTGGCTTGGATGACGCCTTCGCTTCCGTCCGGCATCGGGAACTTGACCGCGCAGGGTTTGAATGTTTTTGGGGTATTACCCAGTTTGATTTTGGACATGATGTACTTTCTGTTCGCAAGGGTGAATAAATGCCCGTGTGCACCCGCGCCGCCCTTGCGAAGAGCGAACGCGGATGCATCGGTGCGGGGGTGGCTTTCGCCGGATTTCAGTAGCTGATCGAACGGCCCAAAACAGTCATCGCGGCTTGTACCGTATTCACGGAATTTACATTCAATTGCGGAAGCTCGGACACGCTCAAGAACCCGAAACCGTAGGTGACAGCGCCGCCGGAAATGACCTGCTTGAACGCCACTTTGGACAGGTTGCGCGAAATGCCCAGCATGGTGATATAGGCCGGAAGCGACGGGTCATGCGCCAGCGACAGCGTGATGGACGTGGCGTTAAAACCAGTCGGCACACGGATGGCGTTGCGCTTGGACAACAACTGCACATCAGTAAACCGGGCGTCGCCGCCTGAGCCGCTGATGGTCAGCACCTGCGGGATGGCTTGGAACGCGCTCAGCTTTTGCGCTGTGCCCGCACCACTGCCCGCCGGGAAAAACCCGGTGTTGCTGGTGTCCAGGCCGCGAATGGCGAACGTGTCAACCGTAAGGACGGTAATGAGGTAAACCGAATCGGTGGCGTCTTCAAAGCCTGATGTCAGCAGAATTTCGTCGCCAGTCGTGTAGCCGTGGGCGACGCTCGTGGCAACAGCCGGGTTGGCGTTGGTGATGGCTGTGACGGTTCGGGCAGCGGCAAACGTCTGTGTGAATAATTGCGCTGAGCCTTCGGGGAAAAATAAAGCCATGGTTGGCCCTTTCAGTGGTTTCGTTTGCCCGCAAGGGCGTAAAAAAACCCGCTGCCATTGCTGAAAGCGGGTGCTGTAAGCCCGAGCGGGCACAAAAAAAGCCGCTGTTTAGGCGGCTTGTGTTGTTGGGGTTGTGCTGATTACCTCAGCGCGTAAATCTCGAATCGCTGCACGCAGCCGAAAAGCAGCGTGTCAGGCTCATAGGTACTCATCGGCTCACCCTGCGGCCTGCCGATAAAAGCGGTTGTGGCGCGGATGGCGGCTTCAATGTCTCGGATCAGTTGCAGGGCGGCAAACCGGGTGGTGGCGTAGCAGGACACCTGCATCAGCGTGTGGCGGTGGCTGGCGGCGGTGTTGTCCAGAAACCCCAGCGATTCGCCGCCTATGCCCTGCCAGGTGACAAAGGGCCGGGCGGTTCCACTTGGGGCCACGTCCGGAAAGCTGCGCGGGCACTTCGCCAAAAGCAGCGCTTGTAAATCTGACTCCATGCTCATGATTTATTCACCTCATCAATGAAACTGGCCTTGATGGCTTCTTTGACTGCTGCGCGGGTTTCAACGACTGAGCGGGCAAT